AAGGGATTAAAAAAAGGGGGAACCGAAGTTCCCCCTCTCTCTTACTCTTTTGCCAACTTTTCAAAGTAGGACATAGTGTCCTCATCATCATCTGTATTAACAGTTGGTGCTGGAGTAGGTTTCGTATCCACCTTGGGTTCTGCCTTCGGCGCATCTTCCATCATATCAGTAGCATTTCCTACTGTAGTAGTCCCTGTAAGGACTGTATCAAGACGCTTCTTGAGTTCGTCATAGGACTTGAAGTTAGATGCAGCAGTAAACTCTGACAGAGGATACTGTTTCTTCCAAACCTCTTCAAGCTTGTCATCATCATCAAACAAGGGAGATGGGTCTGAGAACTCTGACTTATCATAGTTCCAATAACCTTCAACCTTACGAAGCTTCAACTTGAAGTTCGCACCTGTCCAGAAGTCAAAAGGATTGACAGCAACTTCATCGTCAAATGCAGGCTGCATTGCTTCCATGCACTTGTCAAAGATTTTCTTACCAAAGCGATAGAGCATAACCTTGCCCTCGTTCTGAGGATTAGATTGATCTTGGACAACGTAGATGTTTGCAAAGTACTGCAACTTGCGCTTCTGACGACGAGCAATCTCCTTATCGGATTCAACACCAGAGTTCCAATATGCAGAGTTCATCTCTGATACGGGATCATTCTGACCAAGGGTGGTGAGAGAGTTCTCAATATACCACTGGCCAGTAGGGCCTTGAAATGCATGGTTCCAGACCTTTGACCAAGGCATGTCCTCACCATCAACCGCAGGGAGAAAACGAATAATGGCATAACCATTACCGCTCTTATCCATGACAGGCTTCCAGAGACGGTCATCCACATAGGACTTCTTCTCTTGGGGGGCGTTTTCTGCTTGGGCTGCGCCGAGCAGTTTGTCCAACGAATTGGACTTCTTCAGTGTACTTAACGACATATGTATTCTCCTTATGTAAATATATGTTTTCGTATGTTTATAGTGTTACCACTTTATCACAAAACTCTGCTTTAGTCAAGTAACTTAGGTTATTTTTTTGAATAAATTCTTTTTTAGCATCTACCCAATAAAACTCTACATCCTTGAACTCTCTAAAAACAGTTTGCATCTGGTTCTGCCAATTCAGAGAATTGAAACCTTTTGCATCACTGGGCAGATAATTATCTGTCCCTTTATATAAGTTGTTCAACGGCTCATCGTATGATGATAGGTCAAACCCCAATATATAAATCTCTGTTGCACCTGACTGACAAGCCAGATGCATTGCGGTATTACCCGCTGACCACCCTCTAGGATAGTCAATATTATTTATGTTGTCGTCCTCATAGACGTATGTGATCCAGATACCGACATCCTTCTCCATCTTCATGCGAAGGTCTTTCATATCTAAATGAGGATTCATCTGGATTGCTGCATCAACCTTCATATGCAGTGTCGCAGGGTCTTTCCCCGATACCACACAGTAATCTGTCTTGTTCTTGCTTGTGTGTATGAATTCGTCTGGTATATCATAACCCATGAACATCATATCTGCTACACTAGCAGGAAGCACTGACCAGTTGGCAAAGTAAAACACACCGTCATAGTCAGAGTCGTAAATCTCCTGTTGCATACCGTAATCAACTGCTACAAGATTGTCAACCCAAACCAAATCCGTATCACGATAGATTGCGTTGCAACCCCATGTGACAGCATCGAGTAAGTGATGATGTTTCTCACCGAGCCACTTGCGTGACTCACCATTACCTAATACAACTGCTTTAGACATTACTGATATCCGTCATGATAGGGAAAATCCTTGCAATCTCATGGGCACATGCAATCGCAATATCCTGATGTTCCTTCTGTGTGCCATTAGCACTGCGTAGGTCAATGTAGTGTACCCATGAGCGCAATGTACCGTTCATGTATAGCCGTGATACAGTCATACCCTCTGGTAGTACTGCACGAGCCTGTTCCTTGGCAATACCGTTCTCAATAGCCCATTCATATGTCTTCTTTGCTTGTCTCCACACTAACATCTGTTTCATACGAAAGTTTTCATTCAGTCGGCGTTGCTTCTCATCATTATTATCAAGCTCAACACTATTCTGTCGATTGTCCTTGTCCTGTAGCCGTGCATCCCTAGTCTCAAAAGACAAATCCTTGGTAGGGTCTGCATACCGTTGGCTGAACTCTTGGAATGAGAATGAACGGTGACGTAGAATCTGACGAGCAATGTCTCTCGTTGTCTCAATCTCAAGACATGCACTCACCATCTCTAGTGGTGACCAGTGCTTGTGCTTGATGAGATACTTGATAAGTTTCTCACTGGTATCCTTGTTGTTCTGGTTACCAGGATTTGATACCCTTGCACAGTATGCAATAAGTTCCTGTGCGTCAGCTACACCAATAATGTTATCTGGTGTGGAATTTGATATCAATCTTACTTTCATATTATATCCTTTAAATGGTGCTGGTACACAGAATCGAACTGCGAATTAAGGTTTACAAAACCCTTGTTATACCGTTTAACTATACCAGCGAACCATTTACTTGTTTGAGGTAAACTGTCGTTGAGTTTTATTATTAAAACTTTTCTGAGCCCGATTTGGTTGACGCATTGACATCTTCTGAATTCGCTCTGTCAATATATCACTTTGGGTCTTCATCTCAGCATTATCAAACTGCAATGACTTGTTTTCATTTTCTAGTTCCCGGCACCGTGCCTCAAAGAACCCTTCTACTCTTTTTTCCATTTTAAATGGACTCCTCTATAAGTTTCAATAGTCTTATTTTATACTGTTCTTTATAAATTGTCAAGAACCTTTCGTAATTATTCATCAAATATCTTAAATCACTCCATATGATATCATCCTCCAACGATTTATTCCAATCGGGGCCAAAGTTGACCAACTCATCTAGTATGATCACTGTCTCCAAAGAAACCCGGCCACCTAGAAACTCTCTCATCAATTTAGGATGTTGCCCATTTTCTACTATGAACAAATCCTCAAACGCATCTACCAGAGGCTTCATCTCCACCTCAAATAAATCAAAGAAACCCTGACGTTTCAGTTTCCATGCATCATAGTTCTCATCATTGAAGTTGGCAATATACCCCTTCTTATCCCTGATGAAATTTGCTACAAAGTAATTTTTGATTTGTTCTTCTGTCTTATACTTGCGAGCCAATCTAACGAAGAACGATCTGTCCTTACGCTTATAGAAGGTATCACGTTTGATACGAGTCTTGCCTTTGTATGTTACAAAGTCATAGTCACTCTTACCAAAGTGTGCTTTCATAGCACAGTACATGAGATAAACGTCAATCGGTTCCATACTTTAAACAGGAAGTTGTGCTTGTTTTGGAAGGAAGTTCAAGTCTCTTGCGTTTGCTTCAATTTTCTCTTTGAGACTTTTGGAAATAAGATTGCCCACTGTGTCAGGCTCAAGTTCATTACGTTGGCAGTAGTCTAGGACGGCCTCCATATGAGTGATGTTTTTTTCAGTGGCAATGTTCTCAATATTCATTGAGAATGTCTTCGATGTATTAAGAGTAATTAACGGCACTGGTAGTTCCTTTTTAATAAAATGGGGGCTTTTAAAAGGAACCCCCCATAACCTTTAGTTTTATAATTTAAAGTTAGTTTAACTCATAAGTAGTTTTAATACCAATAATCTTATCACCAGCATCCAAATTATTATCAAGGTTAATCTCACCATAAGGTATAATATTCATTCTATCATTAACGCTAAGTGTATAATCTGCAATAAATTCAATATTTGAAATTTCTGAATCCGTCCAACTATATGTTGGAAGAAGTGAGAAACTAAAACTTCTTACTCCAGCAACAATACCAAATTCTGTAGCGGATGTTTCCTGCGTTATGTTACGTTCAGTGTCAGTTACGAAAGACATATCAAGATTCGTCTTCCACTTTGTCCATTGTGTGTTAACTGGTGCAGCTGGTGCAGGCGTTACCGCCATAACTTTGGGTGGCGATGCAACAACAGTGCCAACTGGAGCTGCTAGTGCAACCGTCGAAATACTGGTTGCAAGTACAACTCCGATAATTAATTTATTCATTTTAATCTCCTAATAAGGTTGGGGGGTTAACCGTGACCCCCCACGGGTGTATTACGGCACCACCCGAATGTATTACGGCATCACCCGATAGACACTAATTAATGACCTGTCTATCAGTCAAAGGTATTTAGTTATTAAACACCTTGTGCAATTGCACGATACCCAGCAGCAACCACAGAACGTGGTGCAGTACCCAAACGGTACTTGCTATAGGTTTCACCATCAAACGTGCTAACACGCTTGTTGAGATATACAGAGTATCCCTGCATACGAAGAGAACTAATCAATGCACGGACATTCTTAACGCCGTATCGAGCACCAATTTGCTTTGCAGTAAGTTCATTACCGTTTTCGAGAGCTGCAATAACCTTAGTTGTCTTCGAAGTTTTAGTAGTTGTAGTCATATTATAATTCATCCTTTCGAGATGATAAGTTAGACAATATTGTCAGACACAAAGTGTTTCGTTTGAATTTCACAAACTCATCAGTGACATTATATACAGAGTATAACATAGTAATAGTTATTTGTCAAGACCTTTTTTAAATAAAGTGGTGGGTATTCTGTTGCAAGGAACCCACCGAACCCCGAAAGATTATGCTGCTAGAGCATAATCCCCAACTGTAATATATATAGTATCATACAAAAAAGGGTTTGTCAAGGGAATAATGAGAATAAATGTCGATTTATATGATATTAGGGAAAGTGTGACATATTTATCACACTAGGTTATTTAATCGCAATTGCTCCAATAAACAGATGATTCTGCCAGAAACTCTGAACTGCCTTGAAACCAGCTCGGTCTAGCATGTCCTCAATCTCATCCCATGAATTGGGTTTGAGCATGTTTTTCAATGTCAATTCCTTCTGCATGATATCTTCATAGTCAAAGGATTTGCTCTTGAACTCATAGTAGACAGTTCGCAACATATTCTCAATACGACTATGGAATGTATCAATCTTTTCGCCAAAAATAAATGCACCACCTTCATTAAGTCCATTGTAGATATTGTCAATCACTTCTTCCCTGCAAGAATATGGCATGAACTGCAACGTGAACAGAGATGTGATCAGTGAACAATTCTCAAACTCATAATTACGAATGTCATCTTGAATAAAATTCACAGAGGTATCAGGATACTTTTCACTCAGTTCAACCTTCCTATCTGCAAGATTACCAAAGAAGCCCTCTGCAACCTCTACACCAACATAGTGTGCATCAGGACAAGACTCATGATTATGTTCTAAAATCCTTGCAGTGAGTTTACCCGTAGAACAACCAATATCCACTACGTTAGTATCTGCCTCAACGAAATACCTTGATAGACTTACAACATCATCCAGAAGGTCACTATACCCCCGAATACTCCAATCAATGTGTTCATCAAAACCTTCTTGCCTGTGTGCAAAAGTAAAGTCGTTCATTATCCCCTCTTAAAGTTATTTTGTACAGATAATTGCATTTTTTTTATCTCTAAAATCGTGTGCATCTGTAATATATTGCATCGTTTTTATTTTCCAACCCACATTTTCCAGCGCTCCCACATAATATTCTTTATTGCCAATAGAGCCAAATTGCAAGGATTTATAATCATTTGACAAAGAGCGTCTTCCATATTCATTTTTAACTTTAGTTTTTAGTAATGGTGCAGATGGGCTCTCTTCAAAATATGGAAATCTTGCTGTTAAAATAAGATAGTCGAAATTATCATATGCAACCTTCCAAAGATTATCTAAATACTCAACTGAAAAGAATTCAATAACATTAATTAATGATAGCGTATCAAATTTTACTTTCTCCAATAAGTCATCTAAACTATCCTGTACCCTATCAAAAATAAATTCATGATTAGTTAAGTCTCGGCATAGTTTTCTGCAAGATTGAACATTTTCACCAAAGACTTCTATACCACAGTATGATTTAGCGCCCAGTATAAGATACAAATAAGAAGTGATGCCTAATCCCGGCCCGAATTCTAAAACAGATTTATCTTTTATTGATTCATTTAGAGTAAACAAATGTGAAAGTTTTTTCAAGTAATATTCTTCAATAACTTCAGAGGTTGTTGCTCGCCCCCATTTTTTATTAAGTTGTTCTGATGTAAACTCTAATGAATCTAAATGTGTAATGAGTGCCTGTATTGCATATTGTGGAATGTTTTCTTTTATCCATTTAGATGAATTATCTTGGCGTATAAGTTTCATTGGGGTATATTTCTTCTAAATCTATATTATTACTGGGTGTAACATATCAAGTACTTTTTAAAAAGAAATTTTACCATAGCCAAGAAGCAGAGCAATAATACCAGTAATTAATAGAATATCGGCACATATGCTCCATGCAATATATAACTTAAACATAAACACCGATATTTTTTTTACTAAGGGGTTCTTCATCTGAATCTCCCAACATTTCTATTACCATATTAATCTCCAGCTCAGTTCTCAAATTATATTTTATTTATACATCATTTTGAGGATATTGATCCGTTTCATTAGCAATATCTAACCAGCGCAAGTTTATTTTCATAATTCCATCTGACATATTTTTAATATTTATTGAGCGGTTAAATGGTATAGTTGCATATCTATACACAATCTCCTCTGCCATTTCACCAATCACATCTATCAATTCTTCCCTAGTAAATATCGAAGTCATACTAGCAGTTCTGTTATGCACTTCGCCATAAACAGAATGGAACAATCCTGCGTCAATTAGATAATCTGGAGCGTCCTGTGCTTTCAATATTTTAGCAACACCCTTTAGATGGTTCATTATATTTTTAATTTGATACGATTTGTCACCAAACGGCGTTAGCGTATTTAACCAATTGGTCAGATGAGTTTCAAGTATTTTTATCTTTTTTTCCATAGAAATCATTTATATTTCCGTAATTTAAGTATGTCATTAAAAAGTATTTAGCGTATCCCGGCAATCTTGGTGGATTTCCTCTATGAAGATAATTCCAAGTAGGGGGGAACATAAGAAGTCTACCCTTCACTGGTTTTATTTGATCACCCAGAACTGGGAATACTGTCTCCCCACCATTGAAGTTATCATTCAGGTATACCATAAGAATAAGAATACGCTTGGCACCCTCATGGGTTTGTACATCAACATGGTCACCAAACTGTTCATCATCCTCTACCCCTGTGCCACAGATAAATCTCTTCATTCGGAACTCTTCCCACCCAATCCTTTTAGGAAATTGTGTTGGGTGAAGGTCCACATCTTTTTTATATCGCTCAACTATATTTTGAAACTTTGGCATAACCAATTTATTCAGATGATCAAATCGATCAAACCCCATTGGATTCATACGTTGGCAATTACAATTACCACAAATCTGATGGCCATCAGGACGAACAGGTCCGACACAGATACCAGTTTCTTCCACCTCTTCAGAATCTTTTTCCATTGTCTCTTCAAACATAGAAACATATGCATCACACATTTCTGGGTCTATAAAATTATCATAAACTCTAGTATAATGATTCATTAAGTATTCTGCCATCTCAATTCCTCACCTGCTAAACCGTCAGTCAATGGGTCAGTTGCAGCAATATTTCGTTTGAAAGCTTTCCCATCATAGCTATTAATTTTGGTTTTGTCAACATAATTTGCATGTGTCATCAAGAAATATTTAGCACCCAACTTTGATGGCCCAAGGGGAGGCGCCCCATGATGCAAATATGTCCATGTTGGGGGGAACACAAACACCATACCCTTCTTTGGTTTAACCTTAGAACCAAATAAAGGAAACACAGTTTCTCCACCGTGGAAATCATCATTAAGATATACCATCAGACATAAAAATCTCTTAGCATGGGCAAAAGAATATACATCAACGTGGTCTTGCAAACCATGATAATTG